CCCAGTATAGTTCAAAAGCGACACCATCTTCTAAACCTTCAAACTGGTGAATTTTTCCGGGCTTTACTTGTGTAAAGTCCCCAGCTTCAAGAATAGTTTCATCAACTAGTCCTTGATCGTCTTGCCAAACACGTACAAGCATTTTACCAGATTCAACAAAGAATCCATTCCATTTAAATTGATGTTCGTGTTCTGAGCATTTGTATCCTGCTTTGTATTCAATACGGTGAAACTCTAGTACACCGTTTGCGTGGATCAATTCTGTTTGACCCCAAATTTTTCCTGCTTTCATTATTGTTCTCCAAAAAAATTAAACCAACCTGTAATTATGTACTTAGGTTGTGTTGATGATGTTATACCTCGATGTGTATGCGTCCAATCAGCCGGCCATATAATAGTTAAGCCTTTTTCAGCTTTAACTTTTAAGTTCTGATGATAGAATTCAGTTTCGCCGCCGTCGGTCACATCATTAAGGTATGTCATGAATACCATGTGCCTTGACGATTGCGGATGAGATGCACTTCCTCTTTCAGTGTGCCAGCCAAAGTACCCTTGTTGTGGTTCGTACTTTTGTATATTAATAGAATCGCTAATTCCCCATTTTGAATAATGGTCTACATACGGATATAATTCAATATACTGTTGTGCAACTAATGATAGTTGTTGAAAATATCTATTTGTTAATATAGGGTCTTCTAAATAGCAATCTGTGCTGTCTTTGATAAGTTTATCAATACCGTTCGAAGAATGTCCTTCAAACGTATCTTGATTGTGATCAAAATAATCTATAAGAGAATCACATAAATCGTTGTTGTCTAAATACCAACCTCTAATAAAATCATTAGCATTATGTGATTGTGTGTGTTTTCTCATTACAGCAAATCCGAATATTCTATTACCTCACATTGACGACTTATGTCTTTAATAAAATAAGCACACAATGGCTTGTCCCCAGTTGTTATTGGAACACTTAGTAATTGTCCGTTACGTGTTTTAGGAAAATACCATTTAACATCATTATAAAAGTTTGTAATTTTTATATCGCCAAAGTCTATTTTATAACTGCTTAACGGATTAAATAGAAATGCTTCAAAGCCTCTATCATTAATACTTGTTAGTGGAAGTATTTCTAAATCGTTTCCGCTTGTACTGTCTCCTACTGCCATGCACCAATCAACTGGCATCATTATTTCATTACCATTTATTTCCATTACTATAGCAGGTGAGCTAAATGATTCTACGAAAATTAAGGGTACAAAAAAGAAGTCAGGATTTTTAGGATCACTATTGTCTAGTACACTAAAATGTACTTCATCTTCTAATTGGTCAGGCAAACTATTTAATTTAAAAGTTTTATTATCAAGTGTTAGTATTTGCATATATTTTAGTTCCAGTCTACTTTTTCTATAGTGAAAGGATACTGTGCTTCCTTATAGAACTTTTTTCGTTGAGTTAAATGTCTCTTTGCAAATTTGCACGTTGAAGTGATATCCCAAATTTGTACAAAGTCTTTGTCCTTTGCCTTTCTTACGCCTCTGCCTATAGACTGAATTACCCTGACAAAACTTTTGCCAGGCTCAATGAGAACAAGATTAAAAATACGCGGTATATTAATACCGACAGCCGCGACACCGTATGTGGCGATAACGACATGATTAGTTCCTTCATTGATTTCATCATATGCCTCCTTGCGATCTTTTAATTTAACATCGCCTTTTACAAACACACTTCCAGGTATTAGATCTTGTAATGCTTCTCCTGCACTAATTCTGTCTACAAGTATTAGTGTGTTTCCTTCTTGTTTTACTGTGTTTAATAATTTGCCTATATACCCTAGTCTGTCTTTGTTTGTTGTTAGATATTTTAATTCTGATTGATAATCAGTAAATGCCTGTGTGTCCATTAGTTGTACAACATTAACATGACATTGTGATAGCACACCTTTGTCTTGTAATTCTTTTGCTGTAATGCTACCAATAACAGGACCTAGTGATGCATGAATTGATTCAAATTCAAACTTTTCTTTGGGCACTGTACCAGTTAGTCCCCAACGTATAGGAGCGTTGCGTAGGTTGCGTGTAAGCAAGTTCTTGAGAACTTCTGCTTTCGCTTGGTGTACTTCGTCAACAATAATAGTGCTTACACCTTCTAAGAACTCTGCAAGGCTTAATACTGCCGTGCCGTCTTTGTGCTTCTTGTCGAGTATATTCAAACTCTGCCAAGTGCATATAGTGTGAGTCTTACCTAACTCTTTTCTGTCTCCAAAGTAAACCCCTACGTCTAACCCACAATTGATATAGTCTTCCTCAGTTTGTGTAACAAGAGATTTGTTAGGCACAATTACAAGACTACGTCCATACGACTCACTAATATGTGACAGGGTAGCAGTGGTAATAGTTTTGCCAGCACCTGTTGCAATTTCCTGCAAGCTCTGTGGGTTTTGTAGAAAGTTGTTGATAGCTTCAACTTGATAATCACGAAGAATAATTTCTTCACCTTCTGCCGGATGTCCTTTAGGCCAGCGTACATTTTGATCAGCCCAGTAGCGTTCTGTTACAGGTTGAAAATTAAACTGTATTGGATGTCTACGATCTTCAATATCAACTATTTGTACATTATTCTTTTGTAGCACTTCACCAATAGTGTCAAGATGATTAACATAGCCAGTGCCGCCAATACCAAAGAAAGCAACCTTTCCATCCCAACGACCAAGTTTGTATTGGGGCATGTATCTTGCGTAAGGCACTTCAAACTTAAGAGCATTCGCGAGTTTTCTCCGAACATCTACTTCTAGTCCTTCTATTTTAAGATTTACTTCATCTTCAATTATTAGTTTACATGTTGCCATTAAAGTTCTTCTATTCCGTTTCTTTGTAATCTCATAAACTGACTCATAGTTGTATCATAGTGTACAACTAAATCGCACATATTCAAATAGCACAAAGAGTCATTGTTAACTCGATGACTATTTAAAAGTAATACACTGTTAGCATTCCAATTCGATTTTAACAAAGGTTTTGGAATCTTATTACTTCTAATATACACTACTTTTGTACTTTTGTCAAGTGAATTATTAAGATTATTATCTTTAATGTACTGATTAAAGTTAGAATTATATTCATTATCTAATCTCATTAGTACTGAACATTCTGTATTTGGTATGAATCCTTTAAATGCGTTGTGTACTGTCACTAATTGATCTAACGCTTCTTCTTCATTTAATAATACTAGTAATGGAAATCTGTTAAGTTCTAAAAAAGATTCAGCTAGATTATTAAATGTATAAATGTCTTTGTTTACTAATACATGCGGTTTACTTCTGTTTATTATTTTTTGACTTAGTATAGTATAATTTGATATACTTTGTTCTAAGTCATTATCGTCAAAATAGTGTAATCCGTACTTGTGTTGTCTGTCCTTAAACAGTGCTAGATTATCCTTATTTGGACTTTCACCAACCGAACTAATAATATGCTTGATAGCCTTGTCATTTAAATTTTTTAATTTTAGATTATATATACCCGGTATATAATTATTTTTGTTATTATTCATTTCTTTTAATATTTCATAAATGTTAATTAATTCAGGATCAATAGAAAAATTCTTTCCTTCAAATACGTTCATAATTTGAAAAACATTTTTTTCAGTAAAAAGAAAATTATGGACATGTGATCCAGGTGAGTGTGAATAACTAGTTTTATCTAGCTTATCAATAAGAACAATTAATTTTTTACTAAACGGAAACCTTACTGAAATCCATTTCCAAGTTTCTTTAAATTGATCATGTTCTACTAAAACATTATTTGACGCAGTCTTATGATCTATAATCTTAATATATTTTGATCGATCAATCTCTCTTAGAGGCATACGTAATTTGTTTATACTGTTAATATCAAAATCAATAAATTGATTTTTATAATATATTAACTTATTTTTAACTAATTCGTGCTGACGGTCTGTTAATGCAATGCCTTTGAATACTTGTCTGCCAATACTACGTAATATTGATATGTCAGAACTGTCAAGAGTATATTTGACATTATCATCTTGCAATCCGACTAGGCGCTCAAGATAATCTTCTACAGTGTTTTCTAAGTTATTCATAAATTTATTATAACTTAAAATATGTTATTTGTCAAGCGTTTAAGTGGGATTCCTTGAGAAATTTCTTCTATTGTATATTCGGTGTGTGCGTAATCATTAAGCCATTGTGTTCTATCTGGCATCACAGGATTTTCAATATCGTGTAAGAAGTCTATGTCATTGGCCACATCATAAGCAAGACTATGAGTACTAACAAAAGCAGGAACGCCTTCGATGACACTATGTACCCCAGGATTACTACTGTAACTGATAGTGCAATGTATATCATTAAACCCCATATCAAAAGAATCATAAGTGCCGTTAACATGTTGGGGCTCCTGTCTAAATACGTGTCGTAAGCCTCGTTCTATTTCAGGCAATCGACAACGTGGGTGTGGTCTAAATATTATAGGACGGTCTGTGTGTTTTCGTATTTCGTCGTATGTATTTAAGAACCAATTGCTCATACGTGGCATGCCTTGCCATTGTAAGCTCTTGTCGTGCTGTCCGCATATTAAAATATACTTTCCGTCAGTGCGCCAGGGTTTTAATTTAATACCGAGACTAATAGCACGACTGCTATCCATACCCACATCGCCAAAATAAGCGTCTTTATTAATTCCATTTAGTCCTACCTTCCAAGTTGACCCACGTTGTATGCCGCCAACTTCTAATACTATTGTAGGTTTTGATAATCGTTGATTTCTGTCCCAGATATCTTTGTTCTTAGCCATTCGACCATGCCAAAGCACACTCCAAATAACATCAACATCAGAAACAGGATCGTTCCAAACAACATCATAACCATTAGCCACGAGACTATTAGCAAAGGCATCAAAAACTTCTCTACTATTAAGTGCGCCATATTGTGTCCATAAACTTATCTTCATTGGTTAAATATTCCATATAAGCATATTTACACGAGGAACACAATGTCAGACATAACTGTGGTTACAACATTTCATCAGCCAGGACTTGAAACATACGGCCAACGTTTTTTAGACTCGTTTGCAGAACAAGTTGATAAAAAAATTAAATTATTAGTATATGCTGAGAATTGCAATCCAGTAAATCCTGATCCAACACAAATTACAATTTTAGATGCAGTCGAATCATTACCAAAATTAAATGCATTTAAACAACGTTGGAAAGACGTACCAAAAGCAAATGGTATTCCACCAGATGATATTAAAGCACGTAGGCCTCGCGATTGGCACAAAGAATTTAAATGGCACGCTATACGCTTTGCTAATAAGACTTATGCTGTGTATGACGCTTGTACGCGGTCTAAGGACTGGTGTGTGTGGATGGATGCAGATACGTTTATACATAGTCCATGGAGTTACAAGGAATTTAAAAAGCTATTGCCTAAGAACGCATATATTACATATGTAGGCAGAGGCAAAGGATCGCAAACTTGGCCAGAGTGTGGCTTTTATGGCATGAACTTAAATCATCCTGTATGTCGTGAGTTTTTAAAAGAGTTTGAACGCATGTACGAAGATGCTGAAAACGGTATTTTTGAATTAGAAGAATGGCACGATAGTTATGTATTTGGTCATATACTAAAACATTATAAAGAGTTTGATTCTAGTGCTTATGACTATAGTGCTGAAATGTATTTAAAAGAAGCAAAGACAGGCGGGGGCGGACACCCATTAATCAATACAGTGTTAGGTAAATGGATGGATCATATGAAAGGCGTTCGTAAAGAAGAAGGACGCAGTCGTACAAAAGATATTATGGTTAATAGATCTGAGGCATACTGGAATAGTTAAGCAAACTGCCTAATATGCCTCCATGCATCACCGTTTTCTAATTCTTCAAAATTCCAATGAAACATACTAATACGCTCTAGCCACGATTGTCTATCAAAGACTTGTGGGCTTTCGATATGTCTAAAGTCTTGGTGGCATACTTCACTACATTGACTTTTTATAGGATCAGTAATAAATGCAGGGTAGCCCATTATTAATGGACCAACTATACTACTGCTATTATGATTTACTACTGCCCACGCATTTTTTAAATCGTGTTCTAAAGGAGTGCCAAAGGATGAAATTTTAACTGTAGCATCGTTTTTATACTTTTGTACTAACTGTGGTATGTAATGTGTTTGAGCTTTTTTGTCACCTGGATGAGACCTAATAACAATTCGACGACTAGTATGTCTACGCAATTCTAATATTGTATTTTCGATCCATGTAAATATCGACATCTTTCCCATGCTCCAGCCGCCTTCGCGCTGTAAACATAATATAATATCGCTACCATCTTTTTTGTCTGCACCTATTTTAATACCTAAATGTTTAGATATTTTCTTCCAACGCTTTGGGTTAACTTGTGTATCAAAATAATTTCCTGTGTTAGGAAACACTCCGTTAAAACTATATCGTAGATAATGATGCGGCTGGTTAGTTTTATTTGCATATAAAAATAAATTACTATCAGCAGTACAAACGTGTGTGTTATGTGTACGCTGAATTACACCTTGTCGTAAACGCAAATGAGGAGCATTTTTTCCAGTCTCGTGTTGCCATCCTTGTATTATACCTACATCACATTTTTGTAAGTCATAACCTTGATGAAGCACTCCAGTATCGCCAGCGGCGCCAACACCAATAATAAACTTTTTTAATATATCAATTTTTTCCTGACTTTTGTTTTTTGCAGGAACTACATTGAGATAACTAACGACTCTCATTTACTATATCCCAAGCATAACCGTTCATCATTTCTTGTCTATTAAATTGCGCATAACTTAAATGAGCCATTAGTGCTAACATTTCATCTTTGTTAGGTATATGCAATCTTTCAACATCGTCTAGTTTAGTATTACATACCATTGATGCACAATTTGGCCCTAATGCAATAGCAGGCTTACCAAAGTTAAGTGCTTCTAATGCGGCAATACTGTTGTACGTAATTAAACAATGTACGTCATCTTGTAGTGCGGCCTCCATTGAATTTGTAGAGATACGCTGTGTTCGATTAGGTTTTAGTCTTATCTCAATTGGGCGGTCTGTAATTTCTTTTAGATGAGCAACAACTTGATCAGTCCATTCTTTTGGTGTTGGTTGATTAAACAACATCATAACTTTTTCACTAGGCGGACATATTAATATCTTACTACCAGGTTTAAATTTTCTGTACTTCCAACTTAGCAATCTATCATGAGGCCGTTCAATTATTGGTCCTAAGTTTTGTAAATTATTTTTAGTAATTCTATGCCAACCTTTTGATTTACTTTTTTCATTACCAAAATATCCTGTATCAATATAATAAAATTGTCTATTAGTTTTCCAACAATGTTGTACAGCTTCGCGTGTATTTTTTCCAACGCCACGCATAAGCAATGGAGTATTAGATGATTGTTCTTCTTCAAAATTACTTAGTCGACCTTTGCAACCTAAACTAAACGCTTCAAGATATTCATCATAAACGTAGTCTCTTCGATAGTTTAAATCATCATTAAAAATTGCCGCGACTTTATTTGTTTTTCCTGTTTGAAATTTGTTTTGTATAATTTGCATAGCGTCCTCCTGCGTATACCCGTGATACTCTCCGTTGGGATCTATTGATGCATACGTCATTGCTTTTATTGGGGTTAATAACTCTTCTGGTAAAGATAAGTGTTCAATTTGTCGAGGGTTTCTTCTTTCTTGGTCTAGTTTACGATTCCAGTTACCAGCTTCTTGTATAAGGTGTCTGCGTTCATATTTGTAGTATTCGTTTGAATACTCGCAATTATAATAATTGTCGAACCAAGGACCTCCTTCTGTATAATGAAGGAATTTAGGAGTTCCGTCTTCAGGCTCTTTGTACCAACCTACTAGCCAATTCCATTCATGAGATATTTCGCCGACTTCAGAATCATCTAACCAACTCATTCGGTGCAAATATTTTCCGTCTATTTCAGGATTATTAACAAAATCGTAAGTTAGTGTGCGATTACTTGCATGACCGCAATTAAACAACATCATACTTGACCAATTTTTTCTTGGGTAGATATATTGATGCTTGCCGTCCATTTTCTTATCTGCTTTAGGAGTATAGTCGTGTTGAGCGCACATTACTGCATACTTGTCATCTCTTAAATCAAATAACTTTTTAACATCATCTAATGCAATAAAATCACAATCAATAAACAAAGCCCAACCTTTAAAGTCTGCAAGAGCAGGGACCATAAAACGTGTAAAGGTAAACTCAGTACTAGCCATTTTATCAGGCTCTCTCCAGTACAATCCTTGATCGCGAAGTTTCTTTTGTTTCAAAGGTATAATTTTTACATCAACAGAACTATTGTCAATTATACTTTGTTTGCAAGAACGAAATGCAATATCTTCTCTGCTATCCCAACCTACATATATTCTTAATTCATCTTCGCTCAATATCTTCCTCCACGCAATTAGTTCCGTATTGTATCTCAACTAGCTTTAACGGTACATCATGTTCATTAGCAAGCTGATGCCATCGACCTTGCTCAATATGCAAACTCTGATGCTGTTTATATACGCCATGTAGATCAACGTCGGAACTACTGTCTAGAGTATATACTGTTGCTGTGCCTTCTGCAATAAACCAATGCTCGCTACGATGCTGATGTCTTTGCATAGATAATTTTTCACCTGGCGGAACAGCAAGTTCTTTTACTTTAGTATGTTTACCGTATTCATGTACCACTCTATAGTACCCCCATTTACGCTCTGTTTTTGGCGCTTTCCATTCTTCAAGTATCCAACTACTTGAATTCATTTTATGTTTGCCACCAACACCAAATGCAAATTTTACATTTGGATAATCTCCATATATTTTGTATTCAGGTGTAGTAGTATCGGTTCTGTCGCCACCGTTAGCAAAGATTAAGTTGATAGTTCCGTGTGTACTTAGCGTATGAAAAATTGCATGACAAGCTGTATCATCACTGTCATCAAACCCTATAACTTTATCTACACAAGTTAATTCTTTTATAATTGCAATACGTTCTTCAAAAGGCATAAATGGTCTGCCCTTCTTACGTGTAAGCCATTCATCACTGTTTACTCCGACAATTAATTTATTGCCGAGTTTTCGTGCTTCTTTGAAATACTCAATATGTCCAGAGTGCAGAGGGTCAAACCCTCCTGTTACCAATACAACATTCATGTAGATATTTATAGGTAAGAATAGATGCTATTTAAAGTTTTGGCTTAGGTGATACCAAGGTGCGCCTTGTGCTATTTCATCTTCGCGCCATTGGCAATATCCTAAATTATACAACCATTGATCTCTGTCAAAAAGTGTAGGGTTTTCAATACGCTTTAGATCTTTGTTACTACACTGCCATGCCATTGAACTAGCACACATACTAAATGTAGGTATGCCTTCGCATACACTTTCAGTTAGTGCGTTTGAATTAAATCCAACTACAGCATATGCGTCTTTAAAATCTTCGTACAATCCATCGCCGCCCTCTAACAAACCTGCACCGTGTGTATTTGTGCTTATTTCGATATTAAACTTTTTTAATATTTCTAATTGTTGTTCCTGTCTTAACGGATGCATACGTACACGTATAGGTCGGTCTGTGTACTTTTTAATTTGATTCAGAGTATATGTTACAAAGCCTTCATATGTTTTATGTTGCCTAATAAGATTCTTTAAACTGCTATCTCCTGGCCGTTGTAGTATAACAAGTATATATTTTCCTTGTGTTCGCCAAGGTTTAATTTCTATGTTTTGTTCTGCTTGTATACGTTGCCATCTATCTGGTGGACTGTTTTCATTACAGTAGTCTCCCTCGTTTTGAAAATAACTAGTCCAACTATATCTATGGTATGCCATTGTGTTCGGAGGCTGTATCATATTACGTCTAAACACTGCACTTTCAGCAACTATAAAAGGTTTCTTACTATCTAAAATATATTGATAATATTTGTCAAGACTGCGTCTCTTTTGCCCAAGTATGTTATGTTGTATGTAAGCATCTGCAGATGCAAGTAATTCTTTATCCTTAAAAGATACTAATTTAAAATTAGGGAGATCAGGCATAGGGTGATTCCTATACATTTCTTTTATACCTAATACTAGTTTAGTATTGCTCATTAATAAACAATAGTCCTCTATTGCGTACAAATGCCTTTTTAGGTTTTTTAGGATAATTCATTGTTGAATTATTACGCAATTCATCTGTTAGTGTTTTATCTAATTTAAATCCGTACTGAGTAAACTTTTCTATCCAGTAGTCTTCCTCTTGTAAGTTTACATGATGGTGCCCTGTCCACCCAGGCGGTGCATATGTTATTACAACTCGTTTTGCACATTGAAATGTAGACATGTAGTTAGGCATATATTTTTCATATACGTGTTCGAGAAATTCTACGCTCCATGCAATATCATATATTGTATCGAGGTGTAACGGTGCTGTTGTATAATCATGTATTATAAACTTTTTTGGATCGTATCTATCTAATGTATAATCGCCGTCGACACCTAATACATCAAAACCCGAACGCTCGGCTAACTGTACCATGCCACCAGGACCGCATCCAATGTCTAAGTATGTTTTTGCATTAAATTTATTTTTTATCCACGCTAACGCACCTTTATCTAAATGCGTTTTGTTCATGTGTCCGCCTAAATGATCTTGTAGTGGCATTGTTAATCCTAACCTTTGTAACGATTGTATCCATTAAGATACTTTTCAGTAAATTTTTGTTCGCCTTTTAAAGTTAAAAATGCACTTGGTGTATTTCGTGGCACTTTGCCAATTGACATCCATAACTTACTTACAGGTTCAAACTTAAATTCATCTACAAATGTATTTAACACTGTTTGATCTCTGCCCCATTTCCAGTCATCAAACGGAACTGATGTTAGTTCTTTGTAATATTCTTGTCTAAAACCATTGTTGTTAAACACTACAAAACCTGCTAACCATCTATCTTCCTTATGATGTTTAAGAACATGTTGTTTACTAAACAGTCGCTGAATTGCCGCACCTTGTCCAATAGTACGAGTACAAATACTGTCAGCATCTAAGGTCATTACATTTTCGTCGTTGTTGAATTTTTCAGCAACCGCAAGAAATCTAACACTTTGCAAATAAGATATTTTTGCTTCGTCTGTGACAAAGTCTCTTTGCTCAGTAGTAATACTTGCAAACTTTAGTTTATTCTTTTTTGTAGGATTAACAATATGGCAATGTAAATTAAGCCAAGGATTATGACGGTTAATACTTAACAATAACGGAAGAGCCCAGTCATCGTAATACTTTTGATCGCATCCTAGTAATACATTATAACGTGGCATCTTCCATGCCCGCTACTCTTAGCTTAACTACATTTGTAATTTGCCATTGTTTTTGATCAAGTGCTTTTAATACACCTAACCATTTGTTTCGCATAAGAGCAAACTCGTTGATAATCTTTTCATAATCAACGACATCTGCCTCGCCGTCAACGTATTTTTCTACGTCACGACTAGACAGAGCCCGTTGATAGTTTTCAAGATATTTTTTAAAGAATGAGCTACGCAATCTACGTAACTCAATGTTAAGGTAGTTTAGTATAGCTTCAATTTCTTGTAATTGATTAAATCGGTGCTCAACAATACCAGGCATTGCCGCAGATGCTTTTTCAACATTTCCTACAAGTTTACACTCTTGTCGAGCAGTTTGTAGTTCTGCCTCAAAGTATACTATTGCGTCTGGTATCTTAGATACATCACGACTTACTTCGCTATACCATCCCATTAATACTCGTCTTCCTCATCATTATAATCGTCTGTATCGTCATCAACTTCTAGGTAGTAATTAATTGCATTATCTAGAATATAGTCATTACCTAATAGTTCTGTAAATGCTTGGTCCGAAAGACCATAATCTGCTAGTAAGTCTATAAAACGTTCAGCCGCCATCTCAACATGTTTTTTGTCAAGATATTCTTTAAAAGTCATCCAAATGTCTGCTAATTGTTCTTCATTCATTAGTAATTGCTTCCTCAATAAGGTTATCATCAGTTGTAACTTCATCTTCAACTTCAGGGGTATTTACCACAGAAGCTTCTTTTACTAAGTAATCTGACATAACTATATCAAGTTTATCACCAATCCATTTTTTACGGTATTCAAGTATTTCTTCACCGTCACTTGTAATATACTTCAAACGGTTACCGCTCTTTTCAATTACACCTTTAGATTCAAACAATTCTAGCAATCCGCTGTAAGGATTCATACCTGTTTCATATGGAATCTTTACTTGCACACCTTCGAACGGTTTAGCATAACGAGTTTTCATAACTTTACAGCCTGCACGGATACCCATAACTTGGCTGATCTTATTACCATCTTCGTCTTCTTTTAGTTTCATTTTCTTCATCGCAACAACGATACTTGATGCATAGATAAAGCCTTGACCGCCACTGATTTTGTCATCCGGATCAAACATATCCTGTGATGCATACGTATGATTAGTACATACTAATCCTACATTATGTGTTCCAATCATATTAACTGTGTTACGAACAAGTGCGGTCAACTGTTTAGGTTTACGACCCATATCACCTTTCATATCACCTTTGTTAAACTGATCGATATCAGTAGGTGTTAATAACATACCTAAACTATCAACTACAAACAATACCTTGGGACGATCGTCTTCGTCCATTGCTTTGTAATCATCCATAAATGTTGAGATAGTTTTTGCTACGTCATCAATCATTGACATATTAAGTTTAAGAAGTTTATCTTCACTTGTGTCAACATCTAATGCTTGTAGCCATGTTTCGTCAAGGGCATTTTCTGAATCAATTAGTACTACAAAGATACCTTGATCTTGTGCCGCTTTTACGATGTTACCAGAACAGATATACGATTTACCTGCACCTGATTCACCTGCAAACACTGTTACCTTGCCTAGTGGAACACCTTTGTGAAAGTCGCCACTAATAAGATAGTTAAGTGCAAAGTTGCCTGTTGAAATCCAGTCTGTTGGATCATTAAACCCACTACTCATTCCAGTAATAGATTTTGTTAAGTCTCTTCGAAATTTCGAAGGATCAAACGATTTGTTAGCCATATTTTCTCCTATCTAAAAAGCGTGACAGCTATTAACTTTTGAAGTTTTGACAGGTAAACCGTGAATCTCTGCTTCGGTTTCGCCAATAGCTGTCATATTGTTTTATTGTCCTTGACGTGCTCTAATCATTGCTAGAATGTCATTTGCATTACCACCTTCTGCAGGTGCCGCTTCAGCCGCTGGTGCTGGAGTTGCTTCTGGTGTTGGTGTTGGTGCAGTTGCAGGTGCAGGTGCAGTTTCTGCTACTGGAGCAGTAGTTGGTGCAGGTGTACTTGCTGCCGGAGCAACTGGATCACCTGTACGTGCTGCCATACCTGCTGGACGGAAGTATTGACCCCAGCGATCTGCATCGTATGCTTCACCGTCTACTGACGCTTCAAACATCTCTTGCATTACTTTGAGTTCTACTTCTCCTGGCTTTTTAGGAAGGAAATCACTTAGATTAAACAAGTTGTGTGTATTAACTGCATTCATTTCTGCATCACCTAGTGGACGTTCTCTACGTGCCCAGTTAGATGTTGAGTAATCTGCATATCCGCCTTTTGAAGTTTTGTTAAGACGGAAGTCTACACCAGCAGTATAATCTGTTGGCAGTTCTTCCATGTCTGGGTCCATCAATGCTTGTTTGATGATTTGGAAGATTTGTGGACCAATAATAAACCTACGAATTGGATTCTCAGGTGTATTATCATCCGCTAGTGGGTTATCCGTTACAAAGCCTTGAAAAATATACGAACGCTTCTTCCAATACTTACGACCCATGTCTTCTAGACTTGGATCTTTAAACCAACCACGTACTTCGTTAAGAATGTTACATGTTTCGCCGTACATTTCCATACACGGAATCTGTACTTGTACAGGACGTGAATCAGTTTCACCTTTTATGCCTGCAAATGGAAGTTTGATAACTAAACGTTCTTTCCAAAAGAAAGTGTTATCTGCATCGCCATCAGGAAGGAAACGTAGAGTTGAACTCTCGCCTTCTTTCATATTCCAAAATGGGTAAATGCCGTTATCACCGCCTGACTGACGGTTACCTGAAGCGCCTGCTTCTTGTTCTTTGAGCTTTGCTCGGATTTCTGCTAATGATGCCATAGTTATGCCTCCTATAATGTTATGCCTATGTGCTTTTGTGCCTATTAAGTTTGTAGCACAGTATATATAATACTATCAACTACTTACCTTGTCAAGTCTTTTTTAAAGAAAAACTTGAAAAACTTTTAGAGGGCTATTATAGCCCTGCTAATCTTCTAATATCTTCTGATTCTTTCTTGTACTGATCTTTAATACGGCCTAATTCTTCTTCACTTGCGCCTTCACGACCTGCTTGTGCTAGTTTAGCCATTCCGTCTTTACCGTACTTCTTTTTACCTGTGTAGTACTGTAATCCTGATTCTTCCATCTCAGTATCTCTGTAACCCATTACTTCTGCTACTTTGTTATTGATCATTTCAATAAACTTCTTTGCAGGAGTAATAAACTCTTCTCCATAGTCTTTTTCTACCATAGTTAATACTGCTGTTTCACCTTTTGGAAACTGGCCTGTTTCTCTATCAAAGTATGATAATACAAACTCGCCTAATGGTGTCTTTTGATCCTTTTCAAGTGTAATTTCGTCACCGTCTGGACCGTCTACCTTATCGCCTTTTTTCTTACCATTCATTTTGGCTTTCTTTACAGCGTGTGCGTATGCGTTGCCTTCATCTGCATCAGTTTCTTTTTCGCTAAACTGACCCATTAAATCTTCAAATGCATCTTCAATCTGTTCGTCAGTTGTACCTGAACGTGTAGTCCAACCACTGTTTAATTCTTTACCAATACGCTGTACTTCCATATCCATATCACCGGACTGCATTTTCTTTTTACGAATTTCATTATACAAACAAACTCTTGGGTCATTTAAACAACCTTGTTCTAGTCTGTCAATCATTGTTTTGTCCATGCCGTTGCTTGACAATACAGTTCTTAGTATATGTAAGTCTTGTTTATACTGTTCCATTCTTCTGGCATTGCCTTGTTTGAAGTCTTGGATTTTTCCTTTAGCCCAGTCAATTGGACCTTCTTCTAATTCTTCTAATGTTACTTCTTGTGCTTTTGTTGCTTCACTAACAAGATTGTAAATGTATGGGAAAACATCTTGTAGTTCTTCATTAAACTGTTTAATAGTTAATTGATCAATCCAATTTTCTGCAACATCTGTTGGAACATCTTCTAGTACAGGTGCTTCAAATCCTTCAACTGCTTCTTTATAGTATCCAGTTTTTTGTAAGTTTGAAATTTCTTTTTTAATTGCTACTGCACGTTCTTTAACAATGTCTACATATCCTGCTAAACTTTCAGCCATTACACTTGAGCGACCCATATAGGTTTTAAACTTACGTAGTTTGCTTAGTTCTTCTGACATGCTAATAATGTGTTTGCCAAAGTCATCATATGGATAGCCGCCTTCGCTTACATGTGTTGCCATTGCTCTTGCGCCGCTTAGGTGTTTGTAAGGATATTTAAACTTTTCACCTTCTGCATTTTCAATATAAATTTTGCCTATCTTTTGACTTCTGGCTCTGCTATTCTCTTCTACACTAATTGGTGTAGAATGTTTTATAGATAATTTTGCATTTCCAAATTTTTGGAAACTTGTTTTATCTGTTCCATACATTGTTGACTCTGTCATCTGTTCTTCCTCAGTGCGGTTTGTCGCTAAAAAGTTGTAATCTCTACGATCTAAGTTAGACTTTGTAATATTTCTTGTATCAAAATTTAGCATTCGTTTTTTACTAAAAACTCTAAGTTCTTTAAGAAAATTATACCAGTTATCTCTAGTCATTGCATCTTCATTTGCAACAAAGTCATTACTATACATAACACTTAAACTATCTTCGTCAATACTAATACTAACTTTACCTAATGCCCTATCTGACTCTTTATATTCAAAGTCAAAAAAGCGAGCTTCTTCAGGTACGTTGGTAACTTTACCTTCGGCATCGCCAATAGTAACATTTGGAAAACGTCCTCGAACTTTGTTAAACAGTTCATCTGCTATGTTGTCTAGATTCTTCATAAAAGTATTTATCAATAATTGCTACTAACGAAGATCGGCATGGGTGCTTCATAATCTTCTAAATCTTCTGCTTGATTAAACGTGCTATATACTCTAGGATCCCAATCTTTAAGAACGCTCATCATTCTTATAGCAAGTAGTGTAGCACTAACCAAATCGTCACTCATTCCAACCTTTGCTTGATAACTTGAACCAGTAGCAATATATCCTTTAAGTTCAGATATAAATGGTTTTGAATGAACTATCATTTTATCATTTTCGATCATAGTTTTTAATCTA